TAGAAGTGGTGTGTTCGGCTTGTGGTTACGACTTAGATAAAGCCGAATTGCAAGCCGATGTCTGCTCAGACTGTAAAGCTCCTTTAAACCTAAAACAACACATTTCCATCCATGCGACATCCGTTCCTGCCGCTGGTGGCGGAGTAATGTAAGGTGAAAGTATGGCTGACCCATTCGGAATTACCGAGGGCGTTAAAGCCGTCACAAGCAGTATTAATGAGTCGGTAAAGGCAAGTAAAGAATTATCTAAAGCAATTGACGGAGTATTAGAGTTAGCAGATTCAGCGGCAAAAGAAAGGGCAGATTCTAGAAAAAAAGCTAGGCAAGTTAACCCTGATACTGCAACGATTATTGAAGCAGTAGACGAATGGCAAAAACTTTTAATAGCAAGGCAGTCAGAAGCAAAGATTCAAGAACAGATTACCAAGAAATACGGTAGTAGGGCTTGGGATGAAATACAAGGTATTAAGGCAAGAAAGCAGTGGGAAGAACGGCAAGATAGGTATTTAGAACAGCACGACAGGCGGGTAATGAAAAGCGTTATGTTGCTCTGTTACATATTTGCTGGTTGGATAGCGTATGAATGTACTTGGGGTATATGGAGATAATATGTTACCGTTAGGCGCACTATTAGATATTGGCGGGAAGATACTAGACAAGGTATTCCCTGATCCTGCACAGGCTGAACAGGCTAAGTTAAAACTGCTTGAGATGCAACAAAACGGTGAGCTGGCACAGATTGCAGCAGATACTGCGGAACAGCAAGAGTTGACTAAACGTCAGCAAGCTGATATGGCTAGTGATAGCTGGCTGTCTAAAAACATTCGTCCTATGACGCTTGTCTTTATCTTGATTGTATATACAACATTTGCGGTTATGAGTGCGTTTGAAACAAGTGTGCATCAACCCTATGTAGAACTGCTTGGGCAGTGGGGCATGTTGATTATGTCGTTTTATTTTGGCGGCAGAACTCTTGAGAAGATTATGGATATGAAGAGCAAAAAAGATGCAAAGTAACTTTGAGAAGTGCCTAGCTAAGATGCTTGCCCATGAGGGCGGCTTTGTAAACCATCCACAAGATCCAGGTGGTATGACCAACCTTGGCGTGACTAAACGGGTTTGGGAAGAGTGGGTCGGACACGAGGTTGATGAGAAGCAGATGCGGGCGCTTACCCCCGAAACCGTTGCACCACTTTATAAGAGGAAATACTGGGATGCTATCCGAGCTGATGAGCTTGTGGCTGGTGTTGACTACTGTGTTTTTGACGTTGCTGTTAATTCAGGGCCAGGGCGCGCTGTTAAATTTTTGCAAAGCTGTGTCGGTGTTACTGCTGATGGCGGTTTTGGGCCTGCTACTATGGCTGCCGTAGAAAAAGCCGAGGAAGACCCAGCACGGCTTGTAGAACTGTATTGCGCTAAACGACTAGAGTTCTTACAATCACTTAAGACCTTCGAAACTTTCGGTAAAGGCTGGTCGAGGCGTGTTGCAGAAGTTAAAGACGAAGCACTTAAGATGTTAGGGTAAACCCGAATGCCATTACAGAAGCTCCAGTTTAAGCCTGGTGTTAACCGAGACCAAACTAACTACACCAACGAAGGCGGTTGGTACGAGTGCGACAAAATTCGCTTTCGTTCTGGCTATCCTCAGAAGATTGGTGGCTGGCTCCGTTACGGAACGTTTCTTGTAGCAGGTATCTGTCGGCAGGTATTTAATTGGATCACAACGGCTTCAGATAACTATCTGGCTATTGGTACGTCTAAAAAACTGTACATTGAAGCAGGTCAAATTCTTAATGACATTACCCCAATACGTCAGACTTTTACTAGTCCAACAACTAATAACTGCTTTACCACTGTTAATCTTTCTAAAACCGTCACTGTTGCAATTACATCCCATGGAGCCTTAGACGGAGACTATGTAACCTTTTCAGGGGCAACAGCGGTCGGCGGGATTACTGCGACTACCCTAAATACTGAGTTTATTATTACCTTAGTAAGTGCAAACTCCTTTACGATTACCGCTGCGACTGCGGCTACGTCTTCGACTTCTGGCGGCGGTACTGGAATTACAGCCGCTTTTCAGATTAGTATAGGAAATGATAATGCTGCATACGGAAACGGTTGGGGTGCAGGCGTATGGAGTCGTGGAGCTTGGGGTTCTGGAAGTGCTACGCCAGTCGTTCTTTCTCAGCGGGATTGGTTTTTACAAAACTTTGACAATGATTTAGTTGCTAATATCCGTAATGGCGCTATCTATTACTGGCAATATTCGGGTGGTCCATCAACTAGAGCTACCCCACTGGCTACCACAACCATAGACGGTGTTGCTCCTGCTGATGTGCCTACGCAGGCAATGCAGGTTTTAGTATCTCAGAACGATAAACATCTTATTTGTTTTGGTGCTACTCCCTATGGGGGAGGAGCATTTGACCCCTTATTAATCCGCTGGGCTACTCAAGATCAGCCCAATGTTTGGACACCTTTAGTCACTAATTCTGCTGGATTCCTGCGAGTTTCCCGTGGCTCTGCGATTGTTTGTGCGGTTGCAACACGGCAGGAGATCCTTGTATTTACTGAGGGAACTCTAAGTTCTTTACAATTCTTAGGCACAACAGACGTGTTTGGTTTGCAAGAACTGTCTGACAACATATCAATTCTTAGCCCCCGTGCGGTTGCTACGGTAAATAACACGGCTTATTGGCTTGGACATGACAAGTTCTATGCATATGGCGGACGTGTAGAAACGCTTCCTTGTACCCTCCGTAATCACGTATTCCAGAACCTAAACTACGCTCAAGCCGACCAGATTGTGTGCGGGACTAACGAAGGCTGGAATGAAATTTGGTGGTTCTACCCTACGGCAGATAGTCAAGTTAATAACGCCTATGTGATATACAACCATTTAGAGAAGATTTGGTACTACGGCACGATAGACCGCACAGCGTGGTCAGACTCCTCACTAAGGGAATACCCTCAAGCTGTAACTGCGACTTACTTTACAGGTGCAGTATCAGGCACAACCTTAACGGTATCGTCTGTTTCTGCTGGCATTTTAGCGGTTGGCTCAGTTATTACTGGTACAGGAGTAGCCGTAGGCACAATCATCACTGCTTTAGGTACAGGATTAGGCGGCGCAGGAACGTATACAGTCAACATCTCACAACTCGTAGTCCAGACTAGCATGACAGGCGATAGCGTTATATATAACCACGAGCAGGGTTTAGACGACAATATTCTGCCAATGAACTCCTATATTGCGTCTTCGGACTTTGACCTAGTAGACGGCGATCAGTACATCCTAACCAAGCGGATAATCCCCGATTTAAATTTTGCTGGGTCTACGGCTACTGATCCTGAAGTCACTATGTTTATTAAGCCACGGAACTTTCCAGGCAACGCCTACTCTAATACCGAGACAGGCGCAGTGATTGAGACTTCTGTTGATATATATACCGACCAGATATTTATGCGGGCTAGGGCACGTCAGATGGCTGTTGAGATTGAATCCACCGATTTAGGGGTTCAGTGGCAGTTGGGTAGCCCTAGGCTTGACGGCAGACCAGACGGAAAACGCTAATGGGGATGCAACGATTCCGTGCGCCAGCTTTACCTTTGGCTACGCCTGAATATAACGAACAACAGTTAGCCCAATTAATTGGTGTTTTAAGGCTTTACTTTACCCAGTTAGATTCAAATGTGCCTTTACAGATGGATGGTTTACGGCTATTAAATTTACCAACATCAGGGTACAATTTGCCAGACGGCACTGTATTTCAGGTCGGGGAAGACTTAAAGATTGTCGTACCCAACGTTTCTTATTTATTTGGAGTATCTGCCACAGCTAGTGTGGGGACGGTAACGGTTACAACCGTGTAACAACGTAATAAAGTGCTATTTAATTTAGGTGAGGTGTGATATGGCTGGTGGCGGCGTAGGCGAGGCAATGTTAATCGGGGCGGCAGTGGGTGCTACTGCTGGCGGAGCTGGTGCTGCTATTCAAGGTGGTGATCCACTTCAAGGTGCCATTACTGGTGGCGTTTTAGGCGCTGCTGGAGGTGGTTTAGGCGCTGGTTTCGGTGCGGCTGGTGGGGCTAGTACTGGAGCTGCTGGGGGGGCTAGTACTGGAGCTGCTACTGGGGCTACTACTGTCGGCGCTGGAACAACCGCTGCTGGCACTACGGCGGGTCTTGGTGGTTCCGCAGGTACAGGGTTAACCTCTACTTTTACCCCCGCAACCGCTGCTAATCTTGGCGCAAATGTAAGTGGGGTTGGGGCTGGTTCTGGCACACTAGGTTCTAGTGGTTTTGGTTTAACCGCAAGTTCAGGGCTTCCTACCACTGCAAGTAGTATTTACGGTACTGGCGCTGGGGCTGGTGGGGTTGGTGGAATTGCTGCGCCTACAGCCACGACTGGTGGGGCTTCTGGTTTAGGCATTGCGCAAGGTTCGGCTTTACCTGCTGGGGGTTTTAGTGCTACAGGTACTATACCTACTACTACTGCTGGTCCTGGCAACTTTACGGGGTACGCACCTCAACTATCTAATAAAGCATTGGGTATAACTGCTGGTGGTAGCGCTTTAGCAGGTGCTATGGGGGCGGAACAAAATCAATTTGGCACTCCGCCAGAGGAAGAGTACAGCGGTCCTTTAAGCAAATTTAAATACGACCCAGATAAATTTACGGCTTCTGAACCTACCTATGCCCCTGGTAGTGTATACCGCCCGACTTATGCTGCTGAGGGGGGAATTATGCAAGCCTTTCAAGCAGATGGATCTGTTGATGATGAATCTGGAATGGACGAAGCCCGTGGAATAACGCAGGGTAACTTGCAAAAAGGATTGTTTGGTCGGGGTTATGCTCCTGGCGGCATGGTTGATCCGTCTATAGGTATGGCAGCACAGCAACAATCTAGCCAACAAAGCATGGGGTCACAAGGTATTGATAGCCTTATGGGTAACAAGAAACGCATGTTAACTAAGGAACAGATGGATGCTGTTGCTTTGCAGGGTATGTCTAAAGAGGCTATGCAAGATGTTTATGGGCAAATGGCTGCTCAAGGTTTAGCTAAAGGTGGTCAGTTGGGGGGATACTCAGATGGTGGCAGAATGCTTAAAGGTCCTGGTGACGGTATGTCTGATGATATTCCTGGCGTTATTGGTAACAAACAGCCTGCCAGATTGGCTGACGGGGAATTCGTGGTTCCTGCTGATGTGGTCTCACATTTAGGTAACGGTTCTACCGATGCTGGCGCTAAACAACTATACGCAATGATGAACCGAGTGCGTAAGGCTCGCACTGGTAATTCAAAGCAAGGCAAGCAAATTAAACCAGCTAAATACATGGTTGCTTAATGAAATTAACGGTTCAACCAGTAGGGGTGCAGTATGTCCATAAGATATGGCCTTTAGTAGAAGAACTGTTTGAAAAAGCAAATAAGTACGACACTGGGGACTACACCCTAGATCAGATTAAAGGTTTACTGGCTGCTGGTTCGTGGGTATTATTAGTAGCAACGGACGAAGAAAATACTATCCATGGGGCAGCATCCGTTAGTTTTTATAATATGCCTAATTATCGGGTTGGATTTATTACTGCAATGGCTGGTAAAGCAATTGTGACTGAAGATGTTTATGGGCAGGTTTGTAGCTTTATAAAGGCGAATGGGGCTACAAGAGTTCAGTGCGCTGCTAGAGAATCTGCAGCCAGACTGTATAAACAAGTTGGTATGATTGAGCGCCACATTATTATGGAAACGAAGCTATGAGCTTTTTAAAATCTAAACACAGCGGTTGGTTATCCGACGGTACACGTACTCCTTTTATGGGTGGCGGCGGCGGTGGTGGTCCCCCAGCTCCTACTCAAACAAACGTCCAAAACTCTAATGTGCCTGAGTATGCTCGCCCCTATGTTGAGACAATGCTCGGTTCTGCCCAGCAACAAATATATGACTATGACCCATCAGGTACTCCAACTGGGTTTAAACCCTATACCCCATATGGCGCCACAGTAGATGCCGCTGGCAACATTACTAATACAGCGCAAGAACAAGCTAATGCGGCAGTAGCCCCATTTAGCCCACTACAACGTCAAGCCCAAATTAATGCGGGTAGTGTTGGTATGCCTGGGCAGTTTAATTTAGGTACTGGGTATCAAGCCTTTGGCGGTGCAGGTGCTTTAAATGCTGGTCAAAATTACATGGGTATGGCTACTAACCCTTACGCACAACAAGCGTTTATGTCGCCTTATATGCAAAACGCAGTAGATGTGCAAAAGAATGAAGCGTTTCGTGATGCACAGATTCGTAATTTAGGTGCCAATCTGGGTTCGGCTCGGCAAGGTACATACGGGGGTGCTCGTCAGTTATTGTCAGAACAAGAAAGAAACCGCGGGTTACAGACTCAATTAGGTCAGATTCAAGCTACTGGCACACAAAAAGCCTTTGAAGCCGCACAACAAGCCCAACAGTTTGGTGCTAACTTAGGTTTACAGGGTTATGGACAAGCCGTTGGTGCAGGTACTGCACTAGGTCAGATGGGCGGACAGCAGCTTGCAGCACAGAGAGGTATTATTGATTTGCAGTCTCAAATAGGTGGGCAGCAACAAGCCCTTGAACAGCAAAAAATTAATCAGGCTGTTCAGAATTATGCTGTACAGCAACAATACCCAATGCAGCAACTGGCTGCTATGTCGGGTTTACTCCGTGGTTTACCGTTGCAATCGGTTACTACACAGTCTTATCAAGCTGCCCCTTCAGCGATTTCACAAATTAGTGGTCTTGGTTTAACTGGCGCTGCAGCATATGGTCTGACGAAAAAAGAAGGCGGCATCATTAAGTCTTACGCCGAGGGCGGTTCGGTTGAGGGTACAGAAAACTTTTCAAGCGGTGGTATTTCTCGTGATGTGCTGTTAAATCCTGATAAGTATTCTGCAAAAACTATCGACCGTAGTACTAAGAACGGAGTCATCAATGACATCGTAGGTCTTGCTGCATTGCAACAGAAGAACCAAGAAGCTAAAGAACGTCAAGCTCAGATGGCGATGGCACAGGGTACACCCCCTACGGTTAAGGATCAGATCATAGCCGAAGCCCAGCAGCTCCAAGGTATTGATACCGCACAAAGTAATTTGCCCACTGAATACGCTGGTGGCGGTATTGTTGCGTTTAGTGGTGAGGAAGGTAGCGAAGTAAAAGAACCTAAAGGTTACTTTGAAAGAATGAGAGAAAGATTTGGTAGGGCTAGAGAAAGCACTACAACGATTCCCGATATGCCAACTTTCATGGGCATCCCGTTGTTTGGTTCTGCTGACGCTAACGTAGACCGCAAGGTTCCTCTTATTGAACAAGGTGCTCCCGCTATTCCAGCCGCAGCGCCCGCTAAACCCGATACAGGTATTAAGATTCTTCCCAATGAGCCTAAAGCTAAGCCATCAATAATGAATGAGCCAGCGCCTGCTAAAGATACTGGTATGAGTGGTATTGACGACCTGATTCGTCAATCTATTGGCGATATAAGAACAAGTGGCGAAGCATCTAAAGATGCACGTAAAGAAGCTAAGCTCATGGCTATGCTCCAAGCGGGTCTTGGTATTATGGGTGGCACATCACCGTATGCTGCGGCTAACTTCAAAGGCGCTATGCCTGCTATCCAAGGATACCAAGAAGAAATGCGTGGCATTCGTGGTGACGAGGCTAAACAGATTGCTCAAATCGCTGCACTTAACCTTAAAGGTGCTGAGCTTAAACAAGAGCTCAAGAAGTTGGGTATCTCCGAGAAGTTATATAACGCACAGGCTGATTACTACAGGGCTCGTGCTAGGGCTCCGATGGGTACGGCTGGTCTTGGTGGGGCGGTTACGCCTGAAGTTTCCCGTAAAGTCGTGCAGGAATACAGAGGCTATGCAGCTAATCCAACTCAGGCACCATTCTTCTCGTCTTTACCAAAAGATGTTCAGACGGGATTAACTAAGTACAAGCCTGGCACAGAGTCGTACAATCGTTCTATGGAAATATTTAGACAATTTTCTAATAAAGAAATGATGAACGAACTAAATTTCTACGGGTCACTGAATAGAAAATCAGCCGCTGCAACAGCAGACGACCTTCCATAATAAGGAGTAGTTATGCCACGGGTAGAAATTCCTGGAGTAGGTATTGTCCAGTTTCCTGACAATATGCCGCAAGATCAAATTATGGCTCGGGCGGAAGCTATGCAGAACCAAGCTAAACAGCCTTTGCTTGATCCTCGTGAACTAGGTATTGGGCAGCTTGTTAGTGGTGGTTTTAGCCGTGGTATAGAAGGTTTAAAAGGTACAGCCTTCGACCTTATCCCAGCATTGGGCGCATCTATTATTGGTAAAGACGCTTACGCTAAAGAGCAGCTTAAAGAATACAAAGACCGCATGGCGGCACAGGAAGAACTTACTCCTACAGCGTTTAAGTCGTATAAAGATATTGGCGGTGTAGGCGATGCCTTTAGTTTTGGTGCAGAAACACTGGGTGAAATTGGTCCAGATATTATTTCATTTTTATTAGGTGCTGGAGCTGGTACTGTCGCAGGTAAGGCGATTGCTAAGAAAAGCCTAGAGAAAGCCGTTACCGCTCAAGCTGCCGAGACTGCAGCTAAACAAGGATTAACCAAAGAAGCAGCGGGTGAATTAAAAGATAGGCTATCTGCCCGTGCTGTTCAAGGTGCTGTAGGTCAAAAAGCTACTGAGATTGGTGCTAACGTTGGTTTACAAACAGGTTTATGGGGTACATCATTAGGTACAAACATTCCTGATGTATTTAATAGCGTATATGAAAACACAGGCGAATTAGCCCCAGGAATAGCACTAACAATTGGTTCGCTGGTCGGTGCTTTAGATACCTATTTACCTAGTAAGATCCTAAAGCAGCTTGGCCCTAAAGGCAAAGAACGTATTGCTGCTGAGATGTTAAACAAGTCTGAGCTTGTTCCAGTTAACTTTAAACGCGCTTTTGTTGGGCAGGTACTTGGTACTGCGGGTGGTGAAGCACTGACTGAAGCCGCTCAAGAAGCCTTGACTTTAGTTGGTTCGCAAATTGCTGGTGATAAAGACCCCTTCTTTTCCCAAGAGAACATTGACAACATCATTACCGCATCCCTTAAGGGCTTTATCGGTGGTGGTACGATCGGTGCCCCTGG